CTCTTTTAAATTTGATTGTATTAGCCATGAGCTTTTACCTCCTAGCTCTAATATGAACCGCCATCTATGTTAAAGCTGGAGGCACTTTCATCTTCTAAAAATGTAACAAGGTCAGACAAAGCAACCTGTTTCATTGTTCCAGCGTCATTACAAATAAATCTATCTGCCGCTGCTAATGTCGTTGAAGTTGCTGACGTTCCACCGTCAATCAAATTTATTTCAGAAGTAGTAGCTGTAACTCCGTCCATAATGTTGAGTTCTGAAGTTGTTGCAGTAACTCCGTCCATAATATTTAATTCAGAAGTTGAGGCAGTAACTCCATCTAAAATATTTAGTTCAGCAGTTGTTACCGTAGCTCCATCAAGAATACCGATTTCTGTTGAAGTAAGAGCAGCCAAAGCAGCAGATCCACCTGATTGACAAGAAGATAGATTTGTTAAATCTGTTGCAGATGCTTGTGCTCCTAATGATGCTCTTGCTGTAGCTCCAGATTCAAGAACAAAGTTAGAACCATCACCAACGATAAAGTTGCTATCTGTTGGTGTCAAACCAGCTATATCGCTAAGTTGTGCGTCAAAAGCCTGGACATCTGATCCAATAGCAACACCTAATGCAGTTCTAGCCGCACTTGCACTTGTAGCACCCGTTCCACCATCGCTAATCGCAAGTGTTCCTGTTATAGAACTAGCAGCAAGATCAACAGCAATTTCAGCAGATTCAATAACAAGTCCACCATTTGATTTAAGATCAACAGATAAAGTATTACCAGATTTTTCTAAACCATTTCCTGCTGTAACTGATCCTGCTCCAGAAAACTGTGAGAATACAAGATTATTAGTTCCTACAACAGCAGATCCTTTGTTAGAGGTGCAAACAAAACCATTGTCAGCATTTACTGTTCCCTGCTCTACAAAAACAAATGCACCTGCAGCGTCAGCACCAGCGGCTAAATCATCAACTCTAGTAGGAGCACCAGAAGCATTGACTTTATAAATACCGTTTTCTGTCTGAGTACTTTGATCTTTGATAAGTATTCTGTCGTTAGTTGATAAAGAAACACCATCAATCGTTGATCCATTAGCAAAAGCAGAAGCTAAAGTACCATTCGCAGTAGTTGCAGCGACTACAGAATCTTTGACGTCTAATCCTTGAGAAACACCATCTACATACGATTTTGAAGCAGCATCAGTAGAAGCAGTAGGTGTAGCTAAGTTTGTTATTTTCTGACTATTCAGAGATACAGCAGCCGAAGGTGCTGTCATCTGATCTAATCTATTTGCTTGAACTCCTGTATCAAAATCACTTATTTTTGTATGAGCTAACGAAGGAATATCATCACTTCCTAAAGCTCTAAATGTAGGCGCAGCAGCACTTCCTGATGCAGGACCAGATAAAACAGTATTCGCAGTTCTAGTTGTTGCTTTATCAAAAAACGCTCCCTTACCACCAATAGGCTCAATAGAAGTAGCAGATCCTCCTGCTCCTCCAGTTCCTTTACCAATGACTAATACTTCATCACCTTCTCTAAAAGCTATTTCAGCATTTTCTAATGACGTTGGATTTGATGACCCTGTTGATCTTTTAATTCTAATTGTGTTTGCCACTAGAAGTTACCTCCATCTACGAGTGTGAGTACAGTGTGAGTTGCAGTTGCTTCAAACTTACTTGTTGAAGAATTAAAAACAGGAATTGAACCATTAACTTTGTTGTCACCATCAAACTCAAATCCTGCTGCTGCTGGTCCTTGCGGACCTTGAGTTGTAATTTCAACTGTAGTTACGTCAGAAATCTGACTTACAGTTACGGAATTAGGACTGCTCATGCTGTGTAACCCTCACTTATAAATAGTTTACCCTCTAAATAATAGTTTTTGCTACCCGATCCATCTGTTAACAATACGTCATAATATAAAATATCTGGTGTAAAAGTTGCAGTAGAAGTATCAGATAACGAAATATCAACTATTCCTCCTGCTCTATTAGTGTAAGCAACTGTCCAATCGGCATATTTTGTGGATCGAGGCTCGTCCCAAACCTGTGCCGCTACTGTATATCCTGTTAAATCTATAGCCGATCCAGTGGAATCTTTAAATGTCAATCTGATAGGAAAGTCTGCTCTTCTATCAACAGTAAAATTCTTTTTTCCTGGAATAATTGCCATTATGTAGAAATTTCCTGAAGAATCAGTGTGGATATACCTGCTGGATCATAAATCCTATCTCCATCATTAAGGTTTCTGTTTAAGGTTACTGTTTGACCTGAGTTAGTATTAAATATTCTTAATTTAACAGTAAAATTTCCAGTCGCACCAGGTGAATGTAATATGGTCAGGGATTCTCTGCTGGAATGAAAATTAGAATTACCACCAGAACCATTGTAATGTGTTCCCCAATGATACCTTCCACGACTACCTCTTGCTGTTGGTTGCTCTAATATATTATTACTACCATCTGTTAATGCCATGTATGCCTCGTTTGATTGAGTTGACCAAAGAGCTGAGCAAACAATTAATAATTTATTAGACGCAGACTGCATATTTATAGTTGCTGACAAGCCAGTATCTACACCACTTGTTGAAGTTGTACTAAATGCAGTCTCATCCTTTACATAAACAGTTTGAATGACACCACCATTAGCACCACTTGGTAGACCACCTGTTGGAACGATTGAATTTACTTTAAGTTGACTCATAATTAACTAGGCTTTGGATTAGCGTCTTTCACCGCTTTGTTATGGGCAAAAAATGTGCCTGTTGAATCTAATTTACCAGCAAGCATATCGTCATACAACATTGCTAACTGTTCTCTCCAATCTCCATATCTTGTAGAACCAAATTGACGATCTGTTTTGTATTTAACTTTATTTAATTCTACTCTTGCAGCATCAACAAGAGCTTGGTCTATCTCTACTAGATTGCCTTGACCATCAAAGCAACCTACACCTTCTTCTATAATTGCAACCCTATTAGGGTCTTTATTGTATGCTAAAAAAATTGCGTCTTGATCGTAAGCCATTAGTTTACTGAGGGTAGCTCCATTAAAATCATTCTAGACTGTGTGTGCATAGAATTATCCTGTGCTCTCCTATTAATGGTAAATTGTCTTGAGCCATTTGGTCTGGCAACTACTGAATAAGCAACTTGAGAAGTTGTACTTATTTCATCATCTATTATCAGTGCAGTAGCACTTACACTATCTCCAGCACCCATGTTATGAAAAGCACCAGAAGTAACATTTCCAGGTGAACCAGATCCTCCTGACCCTACTTGCAAAGTTGTTGAATCTCTAAGAATGTCAAAACCAACATCTGCTGCACCATCAGAACTAACAAGACCAAAATTAACGAAAACTAAGATACTGCTACTTGTAGAAGAAGGAGTAATATTTGTTGTTAACTGAGAGATTGTATCTCCATTACTTAAATTTCCTGCAATAGTAGTGTGAGAATATTTAACTTGTAGTACTCTTGAAAGTACGTTTCCAGATGTATCAAGTAATGCGTTAGCTTTTAAGGTACTCATGGCTTGGGATACTTAGCTTTTACAGCAGCAACGTGGTCTTTCCATGTGGTCGTACCATTAACAGCATCTTTGTACTGCATATCTAATTGATCGCCTATGGAAGCATAAATAGTGTCTGTTGTACCAGCTTCGCCTGTTCTTTGACGTTGATATAAAGTTGCAGCGGCTTCAGCATCTAATGTGGCTCTTGCGGCATCTATTTTACTTTGATCTAAAACTACAGAATTACCGCTTGCATCAAAAGCACCTCTACTATCATCAATAGTAACTACTGTTCCAGCGTATGCTTTATAAATTGCTGAGTGATCTAAGCCCATAATCAGTTTTTAAATAAATTATACATGGAAGTAATCATGCTGACACCTCTTGGAGAATAATTACAGAAACATATCTTGAAAGTTCTGCACTATTTTGATCTCCAGGAGTTCTGTTAATGTAGTATGTTCTATCTGAGCCTGACGTATGATTTATACGATAATTGTAAGTTTGCTGACTTGTACTATTTGGAGAATCTAAGCCACAAACGTGGATACTTACAGCAGCAGACGTATCGTTTCTAATGTGGTCGCATGAGTGTGCTCTAACTTGACTACCATTAGCATCTGCAGCAAGGTCTGTTATTAAACTACCTCCACGCATAATCGAAAGAGCGGTGGGTAAAGCGTCACTAGATACTGTTAGAAAACCTGTAATTAAAATTTTACTTGTACTAAAAATAGGAGTTATGCTTGCTGAAAAAGCACTGTAGTTATAAGTGGTACTAGGACTTATTGTAAAAGATGCTGTGTCTTTTTTAATTGCTTGCACTGTTTGTATTATTCCACCGCCACCACCTGTTGGTACGCCTGCTACTGGAATAATACTGTTGACTTTTAATGTGCTCATAATTTAAACGACTGTCCAGGTTTCACCAGCACCAACTGTAACTGTTACACCTGA